ATTACTCCTCACCACCGTACCGCTGTTTATAAGCTAGCGGATTCCCTAACATTTTCATGAAGGAGCCGGAAAAAACCCTGCTATTATAGCCAAGGTCCTAGATCGTACCACTGTCGTACAAGGGTGTCTCTTTTAAAGACCACCTCGGTGCGGCCCCTGAGGGCAAACGAATTACGTTTGCTCTCATCGCCTGCAAGTTGTCGATAGCACAAGCTTAAGTTCAGCCTAATCCCGTAATTGCGGGCCCTTTTGAGGCCTTCGTATAGGGAGCTGACGAATTCCACGTCGGCGCTATCCAATTCGAGTAACTTATGGAGTAGAACCCCATAGTACTCGGCCTCCACCTTCACAGGGATCTGGGTAATGCGGGGAATAATATACCCCTCAAACCCGTCCCGAGCACGTGAAGGATTCGCCTCATCGAGGTTAGAGATAAAGCCACCATCAAGTGGCTCGATCTCTCTCGTGACCCCGTTCCTTATTGCTGGGACGCGGAACCTAAGTCTCTTAGGTACCGCACTAACCAGCCTATAGAACAGGGACTGGACACGCTTGTCACACCCGTAGGTGTGGTGAAAACGTATCCGAAGCGAGTTCGCGAAATTAAATACGCGAAAAGGGAGGTCCAGCCTATCTTCAAGATAGACTGGCTTGCAGGAAACGCCCGCCCAATAGTGCGAACCGCAGCTTTCACGGAAGTGACCAGTCGAGAAACTCTTCGACCGGTTTACCGTGAAGCCGAGGAACGCACTGAGCGAGCTAAAGGTATCGAACGCTATAGTGGGGATGACAACATCATCACCATAGACACTGACACTACCTGTACTACACCCGTGCGCTTCACAGCACACGAGAGCAGCAGCATAGAAAATCAGCGTTTCAAGGTCGAACGTGAAGCCGTTCCCCATACTGGAGAACTTCTCCCAGCGAACCACCTTGCCGTTGATTGAACCGTACTGAGATCGCGCCAAATCCATCACACGGAACCACTCTTTCGAGTTTGGTAAGGAGAATAAATCCTCCACCAGGCCCGACGCGATGGAATCACTGGCAGATGAGAAATCGACTGTCGTTAGGTCGGCGGAAATACTCGCCTTCTTCGCTAAAGCCTGGTTCCTCATCTGGTCAGTAAGGTCGATCCCTACTCTACCCAAGCGCTTCCTGATCTGTCGGCCAATACCAAGTTGGACCCATAAATTCAAGCCGGGTTCAACGGCAATGACTCTGTCGATTTTAGAAGTTTTTGGCACAGTTATTACTTCATTCCCAACAGCATAATGGGGGAAGCCCTCTACTTTTTCGAGGTGCGACCACCAAGTGCTATACGCCAGGGGAAACATATTCCTGACTAGGGGGTACAGATCACGGGTTATCCCAGTTTCACACTGGAATTTCTTAGCGCCAAACGTCTCTTCACCTTTAATAAGTGTCGAAACGCCTGGGCCCCAAGAAGACAATCCAAACAACTCAAGAGGATCATACACACCTAATATCGTCTCTATTTTTCGACGCATTGCAGAAAGCAACTTGCCGTCCCCGGTGAATTCATTCAGCCGAGGAAGAGTACGACGTAGGCGGGCATTAACTTCTCTACAGCCGTCTTCAAATTTTAAAAACTTGTCAACAGCTAGCTGCTCCCGATCAAACGAGGTTTTAAGAAACTTAGACCTCAAAAGTAGGTGAGTAGCCAAGTAGGCATCCCGAAACGACCCACACGAATTATAGTGGGAAGGATCGCACTCCAGTGAAACCAGCTGGTCATACTCTTGATACTTAAAGAGCATGTCAGCGGCCAAGCTTCGAGGGCAATCAAGGGCCTCATAGAATCTATGGATTACTTCGGATGTTACATCGGAAGGCAAACCCCGGGTTCCAAGCTCTGAGAGCTTGAGTTTACGCTTGTTACAAGACATAAGTACTCTCCAGTTAGAACTGCGTGCAAAGTATCAGCAATACCTCACTAATACACGTCTTCGAGATTAAGGATACCAGGCCTCATCGGTGCACCAGTGAAATCTTTTGGTGCAGTGTCAGAAGCTAGGATCTCCAAAGCAAGCGTCGATATGAGGAGCGAATAAAAATTCGATCTCTCTAGCGACGTTGCCCTCTCTGGAATCAAACAGTCCAGGTGTGCTTGAAGCTCATAAGCCATCTTCGGGCCGAAAATGCCCGTTGCTGGATCAATCGTCTCAAGAACAGGGAAGTACAGCTTTCCGCTAAGTTTATACACCCGGGACTCCTTAGTTGGAGGCCTAAGTGCATACGTATAGCGTGCGTAGCCGAGCGGTATACCACCGCTTCGGTCAACCCAGGATGCTACGTTTCCTTGTTTCCATCCCTCAGGGGCGAAAGTCTTGTTGACACCGATCGCTGCGTCCGTAGTAACTAAGGACGGGTTGATAAGCGTCGTCAAGAGTATGGGGGCTAATGCTGCCATATAGAATTTACCTCAGGTAATATCCCCTAAATTTAGTCGACATTTCAAGTCGATATAAGGAGTATTTATTGAATAGATAGCTTGTTTGTAGGCGCTACCTAAAGGCCTGGCTCATTAGTGCGATAGTGTTTATCTCGTGGGTATAGTCCCCCTTCCTTCCGGAAAGGGGATTTCTAAATTCTGGAACTGGCGATTGTGGGAAGCCATTAAGCCTCTTACGTTCGCAATAAATCAGTTCCTTCCTCGATTCATAGTTAGCATAAACGCTTTCCGTGATCGAACCACTTGACTCACTATAACTACCAACGTGTCTTGTAGACCGGGCTCTCCAAAACTCCGTTTTGCACCCCTTGACGAAGCTTAGACCATTTGTTGCATCTAAGTTGTTCAGGAATGTGCCAACCGGTAAGAACCAATCCACAATAAACGAGAATGGAACCAATTCCCAAGCTACGGCCAAAGGGTTCGTTAAACCTAAAGCCGTCGGGGGATTTCCTCCCCCTTGCTCGGAGAAATATATGACATACCTCACGGTATGCTCAGTCGACCAACTGTCAGTGACTGTCCGGAGACGTGCAACATTTGTCTCCTTAAAGCTTTCTGTCTTGGACGCCGAAGAAGAGTACCTACTCCGTGGATGATAGTTCATAGTTTTGGCTACAAATTCAGCCGCACCGTGTATATCACTTAAAAGTGGCAACCACCCATACTGAAGTTCCAACCAATTCGAAGCCACCGAATTGGAAGTACGCGTCCGCTTCCGGGCACTCCTTGTAAAAGGAACACCCAAAGCAGCCGCCGCTCCTGCGAAGTTGGCTTTCTTTACAGCAAAGCCTGCCTCCGCTAGACGTTTTGCCGTTTTGGCAATCATGTCTAGTGACTTCCGGCCTTCTGCCACAGCAACCCCAAGGTTAACTACCTGGTCTTTTAAACCAGATAGCATCTTGGAAGCGGCCTTAGCATCAAGGGTTGCGGAATCAGAAGAGCTCCGACCAGGAGACACTACGCCGCTGTCATGCAAACCTGACTCAACTTTGATGTACGATGTCTTATTGGAGGAATCCAACCGGACATATACCTCATCGGCCACGGGATGGTCCACCCTGTCCTTTTGGAACAGGAAACCATTCATAGGCAGGTCAATGGGTGAGAGGTGTTTATTCTCACTCCTATGGCCCTTGTGATACCCAGGCGTGTTTTGAGAGTTACGTAGCCAATAACCCGGACTATAGCTCCATGCTGAAGGGATATGCTCACTGACATCACCATTGATAATGGTGCGACCGGTGTTCATACCCGACACGGTAGCGTACGCGCCACTATTTATCGTCATAGGGAATTACTCCTTCGACGCATCGTAGTGACGAAATTCGTCCGAGTCAAAGCTGGTACGGGGGGGAATACTTAACCCCCGATCCTGCGCCGCCCAAAGATCGCTCAGATCTTCCCATGGGGTTAACCGAGGGTCAAAAAGACCATCGGTGCCTTTTGGGTTAACCTTACTTGACCTTGTGCGCTTAGTCGAATGAATAAAACCAAGCGCACCCCTCAAACTAACGAGGGATACACCTAGAGACTCCTTAAGGGAGACTTTCGGTGCTTCGTCGTACATACAGACGTAAAACGTCCTAAGTACTTCGAAGGGCAGCACTTGTGGTACAGTGGATTCATGCCACCGTTCACCACTTCTTACGTGTTCATCTAAGTCACGTAAGATGAGCAGAGCAATGTATCGCTCAGCTCGAAACTGAAGTTCACACCCAACCACTGTGCGTAAAAACCACAGAGATACGGTGAGGAGGAAACACATGAAGAACCACGGGTACGCTGTTAAGTAAAACAACAGTTCACTCGTTTCTTTCATACGTTCTCCTGTCTTCAGTTTAATGGACC